ATAACATAACCACTTGGTAAGTCCAAGCATTTCATATATATTTGAGCCTGTCTATAATGCTCATCTTTAGGCTTATTATACAATTGCCGATAATGGAAGCCTTCTGAAGAAATTGACTTAAGCTCAATTAATTTATGCCCATACCAGTCAATTATTCCGTCAGCAGTCCCCTCAATCGGAGGATTCTTATAAGTAATGGGAATTTCTTCATCAACAAGAATACCCATTTCTCTAAAATAACCATAAAGCCTTTCATGGACAGCGTGACCATTGTCAAAAATACGGTATGTCTGGGGCTTAAAAGAGGCCTGAACATCTGCGCCTTCAAAAAGATAATACCAGTATCTCGCACATTGGTTTGTATAACTTGGATGAAACCCATTTACTTTTTTATGAGTTACGATATTCCTTTTAATCAAATGGTCATCAATAGCGTCCTGGAGTGATACTTCTATTTTTTGTTCTGATATTTCGTCTTTAATTGGATTTTTTAATTGTTTAAGAGATTTTAACATCATATAACCTTTGCTGCTATTTTAAGTGCGTTAATATTCTCCAATAGGGCTTCATACATTGTTTTCCATACGTCATTTACAAACTTATCTTGTTCTGACATAGAACTAGATTTACGTTTAAAAGCCTGAGATTTAATAATCATCATAGTTCTGTAACCAGAAAGTTTATTAAGATATTTAATTGCTTGCATTCCTACATAATGCTCTGGATGGTCAATAATATCTTCAATTATTTTTATGCATTCAATAAATTCTTCTGCTCTGTCTCCCATTTGTTTAGAGAGCCATTCTGTGTCTACAAGAATATCTGGCATCTATGTCTCCATTTTTTATTCATATTCTGATCCTTCAATAAGTTCTTTTAAAACATTCCAATCAATAATTCCAACCTTTATATCGGAATCTTCGCCTAGAACAACGGAAATAAGGGGATGTTTATAATTAGATTTCCAGGCATCTTTGCGAAGTTTAATCCATGCATCCCTGGTAAGAGTAAATGTCTTGCCATTATGTTTATAATCAATAACAAACTGATTCATTGTTGCATCCCCTTTTTTAAGACCCCTGCCTGAATTTTTTACAGGTTTAGCACGATCACGTTTGGCTTCTTCTTTTTCGGTTCTTTTCATTTTAATTAATTTCTGTATCTGAAGATTTAGATATTTCTTTATGAAGTTGATAAATATTATATGTGACCATTACAACAATAGATATTATTAGTATCAATAGAATTAGCATATATTTAACCTTTTTACACTGTAGAGGCGTACTTGTACACCGCTTCCTTTGCCCAAAGATAAGCATCTCCATTTTTTTTAATTTCAATATTTTCATATGGAACAGCTATTCTTCGGTATAATTCCATTTTAGCGCATTCAATAGCGCCAATAATTGAATTGATTGTACTATATGACAATCCTTTTTTTTCAAGGTAATCATCACATAATGCAGTAATTATAAAATTCAATTCTCCTTCATTTTCAACACCTCTTTCTGGGATTTGGTGTCTAATTTCTTCTTTTATATAAGGCATAAAACTCCTATGCTGGGTAGTGCGTAATTATATAATCAACAGCCTCATCTAATGTTGGAACAATTTTTGTAGCCATGTATTTCATATATATACGATTTTTATTATCATTTGGACAAATTACAATGATTGGCTGATTATGCATCTTGGCCCAAGCCATTTCAAAATCTGTACCAATATAAGGTCTATTTTCTAGAATATATTCCACTAATAATAAATCTGAGCGTTCTTGCATAAAAATATTTTTTTGTGCAATCTCTTCTGGAGACATATATTCATGCTCTGGTATTGCTGTTGGGTCGTAGACGTTATATTCAAATTGTTGCAATTTAAAGCCAGCGTCTTTGCGCCATACTGTTGCAAAACTCCCTACGTGGTCAATAGCCCCAGCAAGATATACAGTAGTTTTTAAACGAACCATTTATATTCCAGACACCTTTCTATGTAAGTATGCTTTTTGAGATCTGAAGTCTATCATGGTCGCTCAGGTCAATTGAAGAGAGACCGTTCCATTTTTTATCACCATAGTTGTACCAAGCACCACGACGTTGAATAATATCCATTTCAATAGCAATATCTATTAACTCACGAACTATATCTATTTTCCCTTCTTGTGGAAGAACATAGTAATAACCGCTCGCTCCAATAGTAGGAATTTGTTTTGTCTTTTCAATTGTCCACACCGCTCTCTGAGAGGTGATAGTGTTGGTGTCATCTCTTTCCATTTCTTTCTGCGACATAGAAAGAAATAGTTTAATAATATTATGCATATTGTGATGGACAGTATTGCCCATCTTTGCTTTTGTTACCGCATACATACCGCTAAGATCGACGGTTTGATGGGCAATAAAAAGCATCAAATTACGTTCTTTATGCAGATAGTTAACAAGTTTTTGCAATAAGAAACCTTGAGATCTTGACTGTAGACCCATCGCCTTGCCGCCTTCGGGCTTGTCATAAAACTCTTCTTTGATGATGTTCGAAAGTGAATCAAACAAGAAAATATGTTTTTCAACATCATTATTTAAATACTGGTGAATGGACTTCATAATCTCTTCAACAATTGTTGATTGAACAACAACAATATCACTTACATCAATACCGCATTTTTGTGCATATTCATCATTATATGAATATTCAGAATCCACAATGACTGGACGGTAGCCCCTTGTTTGAGCCTCTGCCAGAATCCTAAATGACATTGTAGTTTTACCTACAGATGGGGTCCCCCAGAATAAATGAGTTGCACCAGTATTTAATCCACCACCTAAAGCTCTATTTAAACCAATGCTTGGTGTTGGGATTACCTCATGCACAGGCATGAGATCGCCTTTGCGTTTATCTACTAATAGCATTTCTCTCCTTTTTTGATGTTTTAATTATATCTTTATACATTTTTTAATCCTTTTCTTTCAATATAGTCATCAATAGAAATAATTCCGCTGTCGCTTTCAATCTTGTATGAATCAAGTCGAGTAAGTGCATTCTGATCCTCAATCTTTTCAAGCCGTGCTGCAAACCATGTATTTGTATTTAACAGGTGCCTAACCTTTTTAAGTGTATTGGGGAATACGACAACCTTGAAAATTCGTTTTCCGTCCCAGCAATAAAGGTTTGCCATTTCTTTCTTGGTGGATGTGATGAATTTTCTCATATTAAAGACATACATTAGTGTTTTTTCATCTTCAACATAGCCTAATCCTGTGTTGTGTAACCAGCCATATTCATGGTCATCATGCTTTTTCCAGAGCATTGCTAAATCATAAAGAGTCGTACCGTAATATTCATAGGCATCACAGAAATCATGCAATGTGCGATCACCAATCAATGCATAAACATAATCCCTTGTGGCAAGCTCTGTATTTCTATCCGCAAATACGGTTGATGATCCGGAATTATCCTCAAACTCAATGCGAAGATATTGGGGGGTCTTTTTGGTGGAGCGCACAACGGCTTTTACCAACGTCAATGGCGAAGCCGTTTCATGAAAGTCTACAAGTTTGCCAACGAATTCGTCCATCTCATTCGGTTCAGCGTTGCTATTCAATGAGAACCCCAAAACGGGCAGATAGTACTTCTCATGGTCATATGACGATATATGGCCCAATGAGCAGAACGCTCCGACTTTTTCTAAGTTTTCTCGCACGTTTGCACGCACCGAAGTCTTTTTACATCTATTGACAAATTCTTCATAAGAATTAAAAGGACGCTTTGCAAATATTTCTTGAATTGCCGATTCACCACAAAGGGCAACGTTAGACAATCCAAACTGGATGTATTCTTCATCACCATTCATTCCAACAGAAAAGTATTCATTTGATGTATTTATATCAGGGGGAACAATCTTAACCCCAATACGCTGGGCTTCCATAAGATAAGCAGTAATCTTATCACCTGCTGTTTCATTGTAAAGCATCGACCAAACGAATTCAAGAGGGTAGTTTATTTTCAGCCACATAGTCTGGTAAGACAACATAGAATAAGCGACCGCATGGGACTTGTTAAACATATAGAGGGCTGCAAGCTCAAACTCAGACCAGATTTTTTTTGCCTCTGATTTAGAGATATATTGATTATTTACAAACTTCTCTTTGAATTCATCAAAGCCAGCAGCATCACGCTTCTTACCAATTATCTTTCTAAGCCTATCTGCTTCTGACCACGAAAACCCCGCCATAACGACAGCCATTTGCATTAACTGTTCTTGAAAAATGACTGTGCCGTATGTTTCTCTAAGGATATCTTGAACAATCGGATGAGGATACCTTGGCTTCTCAATACCTTTCTTGCAATCAATATATCTTTGACCCTGTGACAATAAAGCACCTGGTCTAACAAGAGCGTTAGAAACAACTAAGTCATTAAAATTATCAATACCCATCCGCTCAATTAGATTGCGGTAGGCGGCAGCATCTGCTTGGAAAATGCCAACAGTATTGCCTTCATTAAAGTTTAAATAAACATTTGAGTCATCTAAAGAAAGAGATTGCTGTGTAACATCTATACCACGAAGTTCTTTGATCTTGGCAATGCAGTCTTTTATAACAGAAACCGTTTTAAGACCCAAAATATCAATCTTGATTAACCCGACAGACTCTGCGTCTTCCATATCGAACGCTGTAACAATAGACCTGCCCTCTCCGTTAGTATCCTTTTTTGTTTCTACGGGGCAGACACTACTAAGAGGTATCGATGAGACAACCATTCCAGCAGCATGGACACCTGCATTTCTAATTCGACCCTCAAGTTTCTTTGCAATTTTTGGAATATCAGGATACTTGGAACAAAAGACCTTGCCTTTTGGTGAACTCTCTAGTTCTTCAAGTGTTTCAAAGTAAGGAGTGATGTTATTAATTTCCTCAAATGGAACCTGATAAACGCGAGATATGTCTTTAATTACAGACTTTGGTTTAAATGTTCCATATGTCGAAATTGCAGCAACGTTATCATGACCCCATTTATCTCTTAGATAGTTCCTTACCTCTGTTCTACGCTTATCCTCAAAGTCTAAGTCAATGTCTGGATAGTCATTTCTTTCTGGATTAATAAATCTTGAGAACAGTAGGCCATACTTAATAGGATCTACTTTTGTTATGTCCAACAGGTAGGCAAGGACAGAACCACCAACAGAGCCTCGACCCGTCCCTCTGCCAATGTGATTATTATCAGCCCACTTAACAAGATCCCAAACAATCAAGAAATAGTCAGAAAAACCAAGCTGTTCAATTATTTCCAATTCTTCATTAAGACGAGTTTTGTATTCATCTCCAAGCTTTTGGGTCTGAATTGTAAATTCCGCAACCTCACGAAGATAGTGATTAGAATCAAGAACTTTAGAATACTTAGGCAATAAATTTCTTTTTGTTATGATCTTTGCTGTGCACTTGTCAGCAACTTCCATTGTATTTTCTAAATACTCCTGATCATCAAATCCAGATTCTGTAAACCATGAGTAAACAGTTTCTGCATCTGCAACATATGGATTGATCTTGTCAAACCGCAAAAACCGTTCTGGGTACATAGCATTGATTTTGTCAATAATGTCTGCATTTTTATCATGGATAATACTCAAATTATTCCGAGCAACACGCACATCACCAGCATTAAGACTGGGGTACTGAGAAACCATCAATAGAACCTCTTCTGTTCCCCGATCTTCATGGGATGGGAAATGGCAATCAGCAGTTGCTACAACCTTTTTGTTATAAGCATCAGCAAGAGATATTAATGACTCATTTAGAGACTTGGGATTCCATGCTTGGATTTCATAGTAAAAATCATCACCGAATATTTTAATGAATTTTTCTGATAGAGCCTGGGCTTTAGCAAAGTCATTTGCTTCTATTGCTTTAGATATTGCTCCACCCATGCAACCAGAAAGAGCAATAATGTCATTATCCACCACCTCTGACAGCAGATCGAAATCAACTCTTGGCCTATAATAAAAGTTCTTTGTCCAGCCAATCTGTGATATTTTAAATAACTTCTCAAGACCGGCATTGTTCTTAGCCAATAGAATTAAATGAAACCGTTCGTATTTTGTTTGAGAATCTGAATTAACAGATGGAACAAAATAAGCCTCAACACCAAATAATGGTTTTACCCCGTGTTTTTCACAGGCACTTTGGAACTTTAATACACCACCCATTGTGCCGTGGTCTGTTATTGCTGCTGCATACTGACCGTTGGTACTTGTAATTTTTGCTATTTCAGTTGGTGTTGACATTCCATCAAGCAAGGAATATTCGCTATGGCAATGAAGATGGACAAAATCCATTACGACCTTTCAAGGTTTAATTCATAAAGACTGCCCACACTCGGCAAGTCATCCCAATATTCGCTATTGTACCATGCCCGTCTCAAGACTGCGTTCATATTGTTTTCTTTTAAAAACTCAACAAAGAAAGGACTATCTTCTATAAAAATAGAATTTTCATTATCGACATTTGATATAAAAGAATATTTGTTTTCAAAATTAGAATAAATTGGCAATGAACACGGTATACGCCAGTCATCAATGTTTTTATTTAAAATACTTTGATGGTCAGGAACATCTCGCTCGCTAACAGCGCATATGTTATGGCCATACAAAAACCAAGAATTTAATTGATGATAAGCATCTTCAAAACATTTAATATTTTTCCAAAAAATATTTTTTTTTATTATTTTTGAAATAATATCGTCATGCTCATTATTCAATATCCAATTTGAATAATCATATTTATCATGACCTTCTTTTTCACAAGCCCTGTCTAAGGTTGCTACTATATCAAAAATAACGCCATCCGCATCAACATAAATTTTCATTAAGACCTCTCAATCTGAATGGGGGGGGGTACCCCCCCCCATTCAACAACATCACCAAGTGTCTTTTGTAATTTCACCAGTTGTAAAATATGCCTGCTGCTTTTCATACGGAAGAGTTAAATACATATTTTCCAAATCGTGCATTGGCAACTTCTTAATATCTTCTGGGGCATCTGCCACAGACAGAGGGATTAAACTATAACTGGTGTCTGAAGCAGATGAGCCAGTTCTGGAATACTTATAATACTTATCAGTAATTGTTCCAAATTCCTTAGCATACTCAATGAGTACAAGCCCAATATGATTTTTGCTAAATGTAGTGTCAAGAACACGCGGTTCCCAAACACCAGGCTCTATCTCAACAGCAATATTAATAAGAAGATGCGGTTTTGGCTTCCAAGCCTTGTCGTGGACTGACTGTTCCGTTGCCCAGCAACGGTAGTTAAATTTTTCAAGGGAAGAAGTCGATGCCGCTCGCCACTTCCAATTAATTGGAGAAGTAACGACTGGAATAGTAATCCCAGTCCCTAACTCTTCATTAAAATTAGTGGAGTCTTCGGTAAGTTCTTGGCGGAAACGAATCTTAAAAGAGTCGCCAGCGGACAGGGTTAAGTATTTCTTAAACCCAGAACCTTGTTTTGATTGTGATGGTACTGCTGTTTTTTCTAATTCTTTAAGTGTTTTAATGCTTGAAAATGTCATGTTGTTTCCTTTATATGATTTGAATTGTATTCTCAATTGAGAATTGTATTTGTTGTTTTGTCATTTCGCCTGGGTCTTTGCAGCCTTCGGCTATCTTTGCTTCAGTAATTTTTTTACCTCGACAGAGATCTATTATATCAGAGCGCATGGCAAAACCTGCTTCATCATTGTCTGAAAAAATAATGATGTGATCAAAATATCTTTTCAACATTTTTATTTGATTTGAAGACACTTGAGCGCCCAGAGTTGCGACCACGTTGTAATATCCAGCTTGATAAACCATCATTGCATCAACAGAGCCCTCAGTAATTATACAAGAAGGGTAATACTTTGCATTTTGTATATTAAACAAAACATCTGCTCTTTTAAATCCCTTATTGTAAAGGTATCTTGGCTGCTGGTGGTCCATCGTTGCTCTACCAATAAAACCAACTAATTTATAATTAGCATCACGAACTGGAATGACTATTCTTTTTTTAACATCAGAATACCCGACTTCAAAATATTCCAATGTTTCTAAGTCTATGCCTCTTTCTACAAACTGGTCGAGAACTTCTATTTCTTCCTTGTTTGAATAGTTAATTAATATATTATCTATATCAAGTTCGTTTGAATTTTGTTCTGATTTAAAGCCACGTTCTATTTCTTTTGCAAGAGCAACTGGGTCGATAGCAATATTTTTAGAATAAGATTTACCAGTAATTTGACGATAAAGCTGTCTAAAATTACCACGCTTGGCGCAAGATGGATTAAAACACTGCCACAGTCCCGTTTTTTTATTTATATAAAAAGCAGCACTATTTAAATTCTTATGGAATGGGCAAAAAATATTGAGTTCACTACCACTATCAGTAATAACGTCAATATTATAATTCTTGAATAGTTCAAGAATTTGGTTCTCCATATTACTTATAAAAAACGATTTTGAATTTGAAGATGTTTGCATTTGCATCATAATCAGTAAAAAGCTCACTTTTTTTAAAAGCACCGTGCATTATTCTATATTCGTCTTCTATCCAAGGCCTCAACCTTACAACAGTTTCAATGTCACGGGCTTCGCCATTAATGAACTTTTTAGTTTGATTTAAATATCCCACTCTTCTGACCACTTTCCTGTTTCGAGGTTCCATCTAAGATAGAAACCAAAATGAGTAGAACGTCTTACTTTTCTGGATACAACTTGAAATAGATCCGAATTGTATTCTCTGTGTATAGCAAGAACAAGGTCTGCGTCATAGGCAAGTTGTTTACTCCATGCGACCTCTTCTAATTCTGGTGGTCGTTCAGAATGACCATCACTCATCGTTACAGCAGCAACATCGATGATAGGAATACCATTTTTAACTGCCATTCTCTTGAAAGCCTTAGACAAGTTTTTGGCTTTTTCGGTTTCATTTCTAGCACCACTAGCATCATCAAAAAGACTATGATAATCAAGAATGACAACATCTGGCTGATACTGATCGATCTTTGCCTGAACCATATTTTGATCTGCTGTTTCAAGGCCCTCAGAAGTAACAAGATGAATAGCGTGCTTACCAGAAAAAGTAGCCTCTGCCCACTGTTTATACTTATCTACAACTAATGGGTTAGCACGAACAAGATCTGAATTTGTAAAATTACCTTCTCCATTGTTAAGCAAAGTATCAAGTCTTTGCCCCTCTTGCTGCTTATTCATTTCTAGAGAAATTATTAGCGGTCTATACCCAGCCTTCCATGCATTTACTGCAAAAAGTCGCGCAATAAAAGATTTGCCAACACCAGTCCAACCAAGCAACACAACAAAATCTCCTGATTGCCAACCACCAAAAGATTTATCAATTACGCCAATACCACTAGGTATGCCTTGAAGTTCTTGATTACCTTTTTCTGCTCTGGCTCTCAGATCATCAAAGCGATCACGCCATTCACCTACTAAATCTGTATCTTTGAGGTTACTGGAATATTTATAAAGCTTTGATGTATTTTCCATCAAATAAGATAGGGCTTCCCTAGGGCCAACGTCGCCAAGCATTGAATTTGCTTTGGATACAATGACTCTGGTTTGATATGCTA